TCAAGCGCTGGCCAGAGTCGCATGGCCCCCCCCCTTTCCCGAATGGCTGCCCGCGAGGATAAAGCCCCGCCGCCCGAGCCACTGCTCGACCAGCTCCGCGTCGTCGTCGCGGGTGTAGTGCGCGATGTTCGACGGCCGGATCGTCACCGAGCGCGGCCGCTTCGAGTCGGTGAACTTCACCTGGAAGACGGCACGGACGATCCGCGCTCCGTCGGGTGGTTTGCCATTCCGGGAGCGGAACGCCTGGAAGACGTCCTCGGCCCGGTGGACCTCGACCTCGTTGGCCGGGCCACCCAGGAGGAAATGGACTTCGCGGAGCCGGACCCATTCCATGCCGGACACGTCCACGCACGTCAGCGCCGCCTCGCCGCGAGTCAACAGTGGCTCCAGCGTGTACTTGCTGTCGCCGGGGAAGAAGTCCTCGTCGCCGAACAGGTGCGTGCCGAACAGGCTGCGGTAGAGGCGCTTCTCGCCCTTGGAGCGAGCGTTGATCCGCAGCTCGCCGACCTCTGGCTGGTAGACAAGCACGTCGTACTTCAGGGGCCGGTAGCAGACGCTGGCGGTCTCGGAGCCGTTGAGGCTCTCCTCGCGCTTGAACGGCTCGCCGTGCCGGACCAGGAACCAGACGCCATCGTCACGCGGATAGACGAACACGCGCGTGCCGCGGCCACGCTTCTTTGCCTCGAACCAGTCATCCAGCTCGCGTTCGAGGTTGCCGCAGACGGTAGGGTCCGGCAAGGTGAAGGGCGGGACGTTGATCCGGCCGGTCTGGTAGCACTCGAAGGAGCGCGGCCGGACGAGGAACTGCTCGGCGTGCTTGGTTTCCAGAAGTTGTCGGTCCAGCAGCCAGGCCTGTACGGCGATGTCGGCAGGCGAGTCCTCGTCGCTCTCTTCCAGTGCCAGGCCGGGGGTGTTGAGCAAGGCGTCCATGCCGTGGGGCGTGGCCATCTCGTCCACGAGGAAGAGGGCGTCGAGCAGGTCCTTGGGCAGGCCGGCCTCCGGGTCCATGAAGAGATCGACCAGCGCCTCGTAGTCGATTGGCCCCACGCCGGGGGCACGCGGGAAGACGAGGCCGCGCGCCTCGAAGAAGGAGCGGTGCGGCTGGAGGAAGGCGATGAGCCTCCTTGGAGCGATGGCCCGGAGGACCTCCGGGTTGGAGAAGCGTCGGAGTCGAAAGGTTGCCATGGGTCACCTTGATGCATGGAACGATGGAAGAGGAAACCTCGGCGGGGGCAGGCTGGGAGGCCCACGCCCAAGGCTAAAGTGTACGCAAGTATAGTATACTTTCCATGCCAGCATCAAGTGAGTTGCAACAGGAACGACCCCCCTGGGCGGGTCGTATGGGATGTAACGCCTTGAACAGACTTGGCTTACTGCACAAGCTCGCGCCAAAGCTGCCTTTGCTTTCGCCAGTCGAGAACGGCTGCGATCGGTTGCAGCTGGCGCAGCTGCAACGGGTCGCGCCCACGAACGGTTCGCGGCAGGAACAGGATTTCCTCCTGGATGTCGGGGGCCAGCTGAAGCAGGTTCATGATCTGGCTGACCCTGGGCCGGGTCACATGGCCCAGCGCGGCCAGCTCAGTGTAGCTGGCGACCACGCCGTCACGGAGCAATCGCTCGAAGCGGATGGCCAGCGCCATGAGTCGGGCAATCCTGGGCACCCGGCCCGGCTCCACGGGGGGACTTGGTTCCTCGCCTGACCGCAGTTCCTTGCGGCTGCCGCGCCCGCGGCGGTGGAAGTGGACCTTGCACTCGAACGTTAGTGGGGTGGTCATGCGCTCCTCTCCTGGCGCTGGTCGGCAAGCTGCTGCGCCAGCGCCTTGATGCCCGTGGGGTGGAACGTGATGGTCACTTTGCCGTCGGCCCCGTCGTAATCCACGCGCTCGACCAGGAGACCAATCACGCGGGCCTGCTCGCGCGGCGTCAGCGCCTCCCAGACCGGGTCGAAGACCGACAGGGCCAGGGCCGTCTCTTCTTCGTCAAGAAGTCTTTGCTGGGCCGTCTGGATTTGCTCGCGGACCTTCCGCATCCGCCCCTCGACCAGGCCGATCCGTTCTTGCAGGTCGGCCAGCCGGGAAATGACCGAGCCGTTGTCGTCGCCCGGCCGCAGCTGGCACGAGAGCTTGCGCAGCTCGGCGTGCCAGCGAGACAGGTCCTTTTCCAGGCTGCGCTGCTCGGCCTCCAGCTCGCTCGTGCGGGCCTCGTCCTGCTGGTGCGCCTGGGAGAGCACCTCGCGGAGCAGGGCCTGGTCCTGGCCGATGCACTTGATCTGGCTGACGACGAACTCCTCGATCTGGGCGGCGGGGATCGACTTCGACGGGCAGGTGTCCCAGCCTCGCTTCTGCGCCGAGGAGCAAACGTAGTAGCGGTAGCGCTTGGTGCCGTTGCGGGTGGTGTGCGACGGCGTCATGGCGCAGCCGCAGGGGACGCAGCGCAACCGGCCCTTGAGCAGCGCCCCGAACTTGTTCCGCACCGGCGCGCCGTGCGTCTGCCCGTTGCGCTGCAGCAGCGATTGAACGCGCTGAAAGACCGCGGGATTAACGATGCCGGGGTGCTCGCCGTCGTGGACCTCGTCCTTGTAGCGGACCTTGCCGACGTAGGCGACGTTGGTCAGCAGCCGGTACAGGCTGGTCCGCTCGAACGGCTGGCCGCCGCGCTCGCGGCCCTTGCGGGTGGTCCAGCGCTTGTTGACCCAACCGCGCCGCTCCAGCTCCTGCACGACCGGCAGCAGTGACTCGTGTTCGAGGTAAAGGTCGAAGATGGCCCGCACACGGACGGCCTCGGCCTCGTTGACGACCAGCCGGAAGCCGCGCGGGTCCACGTCGTAGCCCAGGATGGGGTGCCCACCGGCCCACTTGCCCTTGCGCCGCGTGGCGGCGATCTTGTCCCGCGTCCGCTCCGAGATGATCTCCCGCTCGAACTGGGCAAAGGACAGGAGCACGTTCAGCACCAGCCGCCCCATCGAGGTCGCGGTGTTGAACTGTTGCGTGACGGACACGAAGGAAACGCGGTGCTTGTCGAAGGTCTGCATCATCTGGGCGAAGTCGAGCAGCGAGCGTGACAGCCGATCGACCTTGTACACGACCACGCAGTCGATCTTGCCCGCCTCGATGTCGGCGAGCAGCCGCTGCAGGGCCGGTCGTTCCATGTTGCCACCGGTGAAGCCGCCGTCGTCGTAGCGCTCCGGTAGGCAGGTCCAGCCTTCCTGCCGCTGGCTGGCCACGAACGCCTCGCCGGCCTCGCGCTGGGCGTCGAGCGAATTGAACTCCTGCTCGAGGCCCTCCTCGGTGGACTTGCGCGTGTAGACGGCGCAGCGGACGACCGGCAGCGTGGCCGGCTTCGGGTGCTTGCCGTTGTTGCGGTTCATGCGTCACCCCCTTTGTCGCCCAGGCGGAAAAACAAGTAGCCGTTGCAGTGCGAGCCGGTGATGGCCCGGGCCACGGCGCTGAGAGAGCCGTAGACCTCCCCCTCGTACTCGAAGCCGTGCGGCAGGACTTTGACCTGCAACACCTCGCCTTTGTACTTCCGGGTGAGAACGGTGCCCGGCGGTGGCAGGCGGTCGTCCGGCTTGAAGGCGAGGACATGGGCGGTGGTCCGCTCCGGGGTGGGCGCGGCGGGCAGCACCTTGGGTGGGTTCATCCGCAGGTCGGCGTCGCTGGCCAACTCGGCGGCCCGCCGGCGGGCGCGTTCAGACAGGTCGCCCTCGGCCAGGGCCTGCAGCCGCCAGGCGAGGCGCTTCACGAGCCAGGCCCGGTTGTTGGCGTTGGTCGGTTCGCCGAAGACTTCGGCGTACCGGTTTCGTAGCTCTTTGACGGTCATCCGCTGGAGTGCGGCTAGTTCTTTGCCAATGTTCAGGTCCACGTCGTTGTTCTCCTTTCTCGGTGTCTCGGAAATGGTTAACCCGTGTGGACACTGAGCACGGTTTTCGCGGAAAGCTCAAGGCAACTGTCGCCGGTTTTCTCGGGATTTTCCGGGGCGGAATGCTCGTCCGGATCGGCAAAGGTCGCGGCCCGTGCGCGCAGGCGCAGCACGCCGACGGCGAGCACAGCGGCGATCTCACGGAAGCGGTCTTGCGGGGTAAGGTCCGAGTTATCGAACGGTCGCATGGGACATCTCCTGGGAGTTGCCCACAGCGACCTTCGCCCAGCGATCAGTGCGCTGTCCGGCGGTTGGGAATGGTCAACGGCGTTTGGTTTTCTGCATCCTGGCGAAGCTGACGCGCTCGCGCCTGGCGGGGGCGGTGCCGTCGGTGCCCGGCAGGACCACGCCTTGCATGGAGGCCGCCACGGCGCAGCCGACCAGACAATCGAGCCAGTGGTTGTCGCCGCGCTCGGGGCGCTGCTTCCATTCGTCCACCGTGCGGCCCCGGCCCTCCGTCCTGACGCGGTACTCGGCGGTCAGGTGCTCGGCGAAGAGACGGTGCATTTCCGGCTTGTCGCCAAAGAGCGACAGGCAGCCCCGGTCGCCCATCGGCACGGCAAGCCTGGCGTGGACGAAGGATTTCCAGTAGTTGGTGTCGTAGAGCGCGTGGCGAACGGCGCGCTTGCCGTGGACGTTGGGCACGCGCCAGTTGTGCCCGACGCGGTCGCCCGGCCGGCGCTTGTACTCGCTGAACGGCTGACTCGAGGCGCCCACGAACCGGCCGTGGCTCGGCATGACCACCGAGGCGTGCGCCGACTGCCGGCAGAACTGGTAGACGACGTCGGTCGCCGAACCCCAGTTGGCGTCGATCAGGCAGCGTTCGACCCGCAGCTCGGCTCCGTCGTCACGCCGCCAGCCTCGACCGAGGAGGCTGGCGGTCAACCGCTCCAGGCCCGCGTAAATCGCTCCTTCCAGCCCGGCCGCGCCAGTAACTCCGGCGAGCGTTAGCCTGGCGTCGCGGAGGGTGAAGTATGCCCGCTTCTGGTCGGGGAAGGTGCCGTAGTCGAGGACGTAGCCGGTGAAGTCATCCTCCCAAGCGGCCACGACAAAAAAGAGCAAGTTGGCCTGCACGTCGATGAACGCCGTCAGGTGATTGCAGCCGACCGGCACCTCGCCGCGCTTCATGCGGTTCAGCTTGCCCGCGATCTGGTCGGTGGTCAGCTCGTCGTCGCCAGCGACCTCCTCGGGTAACGGCTCGTTCTGGTACTCAGCATAGAACGCCGCCTCGTCCTGAAGCTTGAGGTTCATCGCATGCTGAATGGCCGACAGTTCGTCGTGGTTAAACCGCTCCGGCCAGGCGACGACCGCCCCTTCGTCCATCGCTGCCTGGTTCTGCCGGTAAAACTCGGTCGCCTCCTCGCCGGCATTGCCCTGCCGCATGCTGTCGGCACGCACCTCGGCGTACTGCTGCCACAGCTTCTCGTTGGCCGGGAACGAGTAGACCATCTTGGTGCGCTCGCCGTTCCACTCCGGGTGCTTGTCGCGGTCGAGGATGTTGTCCGCCATGTCGCCCGGCCGGATCACCGTGCAAGGCATGATCCCAGAGATCTTTTTGCCGGGACCGGCCAGGCCGAGGACCGCGCCGGCCAGGATGCTCTCGCGCGTGGCACACTGCGACAGCGACCGCGCCGACGCGTCGGTCTGGGGGTCGTCGAGGACGACCAGGGTCGGCCGCACCGTCTTGCCATCGGCCCGCTTGTACTTCATGCCGCGGATGCGGCCGGTGATGCCAGCGACCTTGATGATCGCGCCGCTGGCGTTGCTGCCGGGGATCGTAGGCAGCACGATCTCGCGCGCGGTCCAGCCGATGTGAGTACGTTCGCCCTTGTAGAGCTGGCCGTTGCAGCGGTTGGCGATGCCGTCGAGGCACTGGACCGGGTAGACGACCTCGGGAAAGTCCTCCAGGAGCAGGTCGTTGCCATCGAGTTCCATCTTGATGGAGTCGAGCATGTCCATCGCATGCCCTTCGTCCGAGCCGATCAAGCACACAAACTCCCGGTGCCCATAAAGCACGGCCCAGATGCAGGCGCACTCGCAGATGGTGCTCTTCCCTGAGCCCCGTGGCATCGCCAGCGCGAACAGGCCGCCGCGCAGCACCGCCTGCTCGATGCGGGCGATCACCTTCAGGTGATCCTTGGACCACGGCAGGTGGAACGTCAGTGGGAAGTAGGTCTCGCAGAAGAAGCGGAAGTCGGACGCCGCCTTCTCCTTCCTCGCTGCGTTCACGACTGCCGGCAGTTCGCCGATGTCGCGGCCGGCCAGCGACAGCGCGATGTTGCGGGCGCGGGCGCGTTCCTTGAGGACCTCGTAGGGATCGCTTTCTGGCTCGGGCCTCGGTGTATGCCGCAGTTGCACGAGCCAGGCGACGTAGCGCAGCAGGTCCACGTGCCGGGCGTCGCCGATGCGCAAGCCGGCGCGCGAACGATGACGGTGAAGCTGGCGCTCGTTGATGACCTCGCCCAGCGGGGTCGAGTTCAAGAGCCGGCACAGCTCGCTCGGTCGCAGCTTGCGCGGGTCAATCGTGGGCACGCCCCATCTCCTTCAAGAGCCAGGCGCCGTAGTGGACCAGGTTGATCGTGCCGTCGGCGTTCGTGGGCGCGCCGGCCGCCACATCCGCCTGAAGCATCTCGACGGTGACCGCTTGGCCGCCCACGCGGGCCAGCAGCCGGGCGGCGTCTGCCAGCGTCAGCGCGTTCGGGTTGAGGCCGGTCGTCTCGCGGTACTCAGTTGTCATACCACCTCGCAAAAATCTCGGAATTCCTCGGGAATTCCGGGCAAATCGCCTTGCCTTTCTCGGCACCCCCGCGCAACTGACTGATGTTCGCATGTACATCAGCGCGGCCATCCACGTTGCGAGGGACCAGACCATGATCGAAGCCAACCAACTCACCTTCGGAGTCGAGATCGAGACCATTGCCCCCGCCAGCGCCGTCGCCGAGGGCGGCCTGCGCATCGGCAGCTACCGCCGCGGCATCCAGGTCCCCTACCTGCCGCCAGGCTGGACTGCCGAGTGCGACGGCTCGATCCGCGCCACCGACGGCGGCCACGCCTGCGAGATTGTCAGCCCGGTCCTCCAGGGGGCCGAGGGGCTGGCCCAGGTCGCCGAGGTCCTGCGAACGCTGCAGGCCAAAAACCATCGCGTGAACGGCTCGACCGGCGTGCATGTGCATGTCGGGTGGAAACGCAACTGGCCCAGCGAAGCCCTGGCCCGGCTGGTGACCATCGTCGCCTACGTCGAGAAGGGCCTGTACGCGATCACCGGCACCAAGCAGCGCGAACGCGGCGCGTATTGCGGCGGGGTCCGCCGCTACGGCAACAAGGACCACGCCAAGGACCGCGTCGAACGCGGCCGTTACCACGCCCTCAACCTCACCAACCTCGCCCACGGCACCAAGGACACGGTCGAGTTCCGGGTCTTCTCCGGGTCGCTCCAGGTGGTGAAGGTCCTGGGCTGGATTCAGGTCTGCCTGGGCCTGGTCGAGCGCGCCCTGGCCGCCAAGCGGATGCCGAGCTTCAGCCCGCGGCCGCCGCGTGGCGGCTGGAAGAAGGCCGGCGAGGGCCAGAGCGAGGTCGAACGCCTGATCGGCTACCTCGCCTGGGCCCCCGGCTACGCCCGCATCCACGGCGGACGCTGCTTCGGCTGGATCGGTGGCGACATCGACCAAAACACGATCAAGGCCGAGTTCCGCCGCCTGGCCAGGAAGTACGACGCGCAACGCTAACCCCACGAGGTGACTCCCATGTGCGGACTCTTCGGCTACCTGAGCAAGACTGGACGCGGTCCCGACCTGGACCGCCTCCGGCGCATCGCTCTCGAAACGCAAATCCGCGGCGCTCACGCCTTTGGCTTGGTGTGGGTCGCACCCGACGGCAAGCTGCATGTCTTCAAGCGCCCCGGCTCGGCGGCGGCGAACCTGGACGCGCTCGACCGCTGCCGCGACGCACTCATCGTCGCGGGCCATTGCCGGTATGCGACGCACGGCGACCCGGCCGACAACCGCAACAACCATCCGCATCGCGCCGGCCGCGGCTGGTTGGTTCACAACGGCATCGTTCGCAACCACGCCAGCATCGCCCGGCGCTACGGGCTGGTGCCAGAAACCGAGTGCGACAGCGAGGTGCTGGGGCTGCTCATGGCCAAGGTCCCCGGCTCGCTGCAACGCCGGGCGGCGATCGGCGTCGATGCCACCGATGGGCCGCTCGCGCTGCTGGGCGTTTGGACCCGGCCAGCCCGGTTGCTCCTGGTGCGGCGCGGCAACCCGCTCTGGATCGGCGAGACGCGGACCGGGGCCTACTTCGGCAGCCTGCCGGGCGAGCTGCCAGAGGGCGCTCGGCCGGTCCCGGAGGGCTACGCGATGGTGCATACGCTCGACGACCGCCTGCTGGTCTCCCAAATCGGAAGCCGAAACGCGGGCTTGCCCCGCGTCGCGGTGGGTGGTTCCCGCCGCCTGAGGATGGCAGCCAGACCATCGGGAACGTCCTGGGACAACAACACGATGACCGAGAAGGATTGGGACCTGTTCTGCGAGCTGCTCGAAAAGCTGGTGTCGCAGCCGGGCTCCTGGAAGGAGAAGAAGGAGGCGGTCGAGGCCGAGGCTTCGCGCCGCGGCGCCGACACCGCGCTGGAAGAGTTCGCCGGCTGGTTTTCGGAGTGAAGCCGAAACGCTGCGGGCAAAGTCCGCAGCGTCGCGGCGGGTGGTTCCTGCCGCCTGAGGATGGCAGCCAATCCATCGCAACCTCTCTCGAGGAGAGTCACCATGAAGAAGGACGAGATCAAGGTCGGCGGCACGTACCTGGCCAAGGTCAGCGACCGGGTGGTGCCGGTGCGCATCGACGCCGAGAACACGCACGGCGGTTGGGACGCGACCAACCTGCTGACCGACAAGAAGGTCCGCATCAAGAGCGCCCAGCGCCTGCGCTGCCCGGCCAACCGCGACGGCTCGCCGCAGGCCCAGCCCGAAATCCAGGCTCCTGCCGACGACGGTAAGAAGGCCGCAAGGGGCAAGGCCAAGAAGAGCGCCAAGGCCAAGACCGACGGCGAGGCCAAGGCGAAGAAGGTCGGCTGCCTGGACGCTGCCGCCAGGGTGCTGAGCGAGAGCGGCCAGCCGATGACCTGCCAGGAGATGATCGAGGCGATGGCCGCGAAGGGCTACTGGACCAGCCCCGGCGGTGCCACGCCTGACCGCACGCTGTATTCCGCCATCGCGCGCGAGATCACGACCAAGGCCAAGGAGTCCCGGTTCGTCAAGAGTGAGCGCGGCAAGTTCGCGCTGGCCAAGTGAAAGGAGCCGATGCCATGACGACCAACAACGAGCCTCTCGACCCGAACGACTACGAGCGGGTCTCTGCCGGCTGCCGATGTCCGCATTGCGGCGAGGATGACATCGACCAACTGGTCTGGATCGACGACGACCACGTCCGCTGCGACCATTGCGGAACGGTCTACAACCCGCGCTGGCGCGAGACGGATTCGCTCGACAACTGACAGGTCCCAGCAACCCCATCGCCCACGAGACCCCCTGGCGGGGTCTCTTCTCGTTGGTCACGTGATTCATCCGGGCACCTCCGACGCAACGTGGGCCAACACGGGCGAACGGTCGGCCCCGGTTGGCGTCCGGTCCGCCTCGCGGCAACTGGACGCGACGTGGGCCAACGTGGGCGAAACGGGGGCCAAGTCCGGGGCCACGTACCGCACCGGCTTGCCAAGCTCCCGCGCGATGAGGATTTCCGCTTGCACGCCGACGCTCTCCTCCCAGCCGTCGAGCGTCAGGACCACGACCTCGTCGCACCGCTCCAGGAACGCGCGGTCGTACCGCTCCCAGAACTGCCAGTTCTCCGGCAGCCCGTGCTGCGCCAGCGGATGGCTGTGTGTGATGGGCGAGAAGACCACCTGGCCGGCATGCAGTAAGGCGACGGCCGCGCGGCAGGCGGCGCGGAACCGCTGCTCGCGCACCGCCGGGTCCGGGTGCGAGTACGGGCTGGCCAGGTAGATCATGCTTCCTCCTTCGCCTCATTCGGCTGCCGAGGGCCGATGTCGATGAGCGAGTCCGGCAGCCGGCCGGCGTCCACTCGCGCGTTCGTCTCCAGCGCCGCGAGCATGTTCCAGGCGGCCGCCACGAGGTGGTCCTCGTCGTCCCGGCCTGCCAGGTAAGCGAACAGGTGTCGCAGGGCTGAGTCCATGAAGCGGCTAAGCGGAATGCCCTGCTCCCAGTTGCGGTCGCCGTACTTGGCCGCGCCCTTCTCGAAGTGCCGGGCCAGGCGGGTCACGGCCAGCGGCGGCAGCAGGTCGAACCGACCCTTGCCGGCTTGCCGGTCTCGCACCGCCCCAGTCGCAAACTGCTGGCGCTCGCCGGAGTCGTGCAGTGTGTAGTCGCGCATCACGACGATCTCCTTTCTGCCTTCTTGCCCGTGAACTGCTCGAAGCGCTGGACGATAACGTCTGCGTACAGCGGGTCCAGCTCCATCAAGAACGCCTTGCGGCCCGTCTGCTCGGCGGCGATCAGCGTCGAACCCGACCCGCCGAACAGATCGATCACGTTCTCGCCGGCCCGCGACGAGTACTGGATCGCCCGCACGGCCAGCTCGACGGGCTTCTCAGTCAAGTGGATCATGTTTTGGGGGTTGACCTTCTTGACGTGCCAGAGGTCAGTCGCGTTGTTCGGCCCGAAGAACTGGTGGGCAGCGCCTTCTTTCCAGCCGTAGAACGCGAGCTCAAAGCAACCCATGAAGTCTTTTCTCGTCAGCACCGGATGCTGCTTGTCCCACACGATGCCTTGGGAAAAGTAAAGCCCGTGCGCCTTGAGTACAGGCGGGTAGTTGCCGAGGTTCGCGTAGCCGCCCCAGATGTAGAAACCGCGTCCCGGCAGCAGCACGCGGGCGAGGTTGCCGAACCAGGCGTGGAGCATCTGGTCGAACGCTTCCTCGGAGACGAAATCGTTGGCCAGGGGGCGGTCCTTGGGCCGCAGCTTCTTGTGCGTCGGCGCCTTGGGACCCTGGCGCGCGACATCGAAGGCCTGGTGATGGTTCTGCGGCTGGGTGTTTGAGTCGCCGAACGACGACAAGCCGGCAGCGATGGCATTGTTGCTCCTTGGTTCGACCTTCACGTTGTAAGGAGGATCGGTGTTGACCAAGTGGACCGACGCGCCGTCCAGCAGCCGGTCCACGTCCTCGGGCTTGCCCGCATCGCCACAGAGCAGGCGGTGGTCTCCGAGAATCCATAAGTCGCCCGGGCGGGTGATCGCCTCGTCGGGCGGTTCGGGCACGTCGTCGGGGTCGCACAGGCCGTCCTTGACGCCGGGGTCGAGCAGCCGGGCAAGCTCGTCCTGGTCGAAGCCGAGCAGGCCGAGGTCGTAGTTCATCTCCTGCAGGCCGGCCAGCTCGATGGGCAAGAGGTCGTAGTTCCAGTCGGACAGCTCGGCGCTCTTGTTGTCGGCAATGCGGTAGGCCTTGATCTGCTCGGGCGTCAGGTCCGTGGCGACGTGGACCGGCACCTTCTTGAGGCCGAGCTTCAGCGCGGCCTTGTAGCGCGTGTGGCCGACGACGATGACGCCCTCGGCATCGACCACGATCGGCTGGCGGAAGCCGAACTCGCGGATGGATTGGGCGACCGCGTCAACGGCGTCGTCATTGTGGCGCGGATTGTTGGCGTATGGCTTGACCCGCTCGATGTCCCAGAGCTCGATGTTCATGCGTTGCCTCCCTCTGTTCTGGAAAACCCGGCGCGGCAGACTCAAATGCGTTCGCCGGCCGCGTCATAATTCATCCACAGCACCTCGATCTTCCGTTTTTTGCTCCTGGCCGAGCTGGCGCAGTCCCGGACGACGATCTCCTCACAGCGCCAGCCCCGCTGCACGAGTCGTGTCTCGTACTCGGGATGGCGGTAGGCCGAGAGCATCACACGGGCTTGCAGCGACGGCAGGAAGTCGAGCAGCTCGACGTGCTGCTCGTAGGTCATCTCGTGCCGGTACACCTTTCTGGCGGTGCGCGTCGGCGGCAGGTACGGCGGGTCGAGGTAGAAGAACGCGCTGGGGGCGTCGTACCTGGCCATGAACTCCAGGGCCGGCAGGCGCTCGACGACGACCGGGGCAAGTCGCTGATGCACCTCCCACAGCCCGTCGATGGCTGACCACCAGGCGCTGGCCTGCTCGTTGACGCCACGCCGTACGCGGTTGATCGACAAGGGTGCGAAGCCCTTCCGGCCACCTCCCCGGCTCTGGCGCACCAGGACGAAGAACCGGGCCGCCCAAAAAGGGCTCGGCTGGCGGTCCAGCTCATCGGCCCATTGGACCTCGTGGCGTTCCCACCGTTGCATCGCGGAGGCGGACGCATCGAAGAAGGGGCGGCCGAACGGGGTCAGCTCCAGCTCTCGGCGGAGCTGCTCGAACAGGGCGGGGTCTTGCAGGCAGCGCCATAAGTTGGTGAGCTGCAGGTCGATGTCGTTGACCACTTCGCTCACCCCCTGGTAGCTCCAGCTGCACAACTCGCCGAGGGCGCCGCCGTAGGGGATGCCGCGGAAGGTATGCGGCGGGGCGAGCCGGTGGATATGCGGGGCCAGATAGGTCTTGCCGCCGAACCACTTCAGCGGCGGGTTCGGGAAGACTTCCCGGTCCGGCGGCGTCAGGGTTGCGTTCACGATTCCCCTCTCGCTTTGGTTCCATGAAGTTCGGACATCGAAAACAAACTCTGCTTACCTTGGCGGCTGTTCCCGCGGCGGTCATTTTTTTGTTCCGTTCCGGTAGTACCTACGCGACCCGTTCGCGGAACTATTCCGCCAGGGTCCGCTCCCTGCTCGCGTGCGGCGGCCTTCGGGCCGCCCGCACGCAGGGGGGTATGGGGGGGGGTTGTGTCGCACACACGCAAACCTGTTGACAAAGCCAGTTATCCCGTTGCAGCATAAGCGCTTAGTGGCGTCAACAAGCCTGTCAACTGGCGTCAACTTGTTGACGCTCATCAGGTGTTGTTGACGGCCCTGTTGACGAGTTGACAGAGGCATTCTCAAGACCCTTGCGCAAGTTGTGCACGTACTGGCGCGACACGCCGCATTGCCGGGCGATCTCCGCCAGGCTCGCCGTGGGAGACTCGCGCAGCAGTGCTTCCACCTGGGCACGTTTGGAAGTCGGTTCCTCGTCTACCGGCGATGCCGCTTGAGGCGGCGCCGTCGTGGCATAGCCCAGACGCCCTCGTCCCATGTCCCAGCGATAGACAAGCTCCACGGCCTCCGCTTTCCGCAACAGCGTCCGACACTTGAAGTCGTTGACGCCTTGCTGGTTGGCCTCCACCAGGATCGCGTCAAACAGCTTCGGTTCGTCGACAACGAAGGCCGTCACGAACCGCTCCACCGTCCATTCCGGTTCTGCTTCTTGTTTGCGTACTCTCCTCGGCTGCTCGCTCCGCAACAGCGTCGGGTCGAGGTCGTCGGCCGGCAGCCACACGGGGAAGGCCCAGCGCAGGCACCTGGGCATCACCGGCGGCCAGGAGCGAACGGCCGCCTCCAGCACAACCACGTCGTCCTCCTCGTGCGGTCGCAGGACCAGGTGGGTGTCGGTCGCCCGACTCTGGCTGCCGGCGCCTGCGCCCACGTCGGTGATGGCCTTGCCCGACTGATTGCCCTTGCTGGTGTGGTGGATGAGCACGAAGCAGCAGCCCAGGAGATCGGCGTAGCGGTCAATCGCGTTGTAAACATTGGCCATCGTGCCGTTGTCGTTCTCGTCCATCTCGCGGGGCATGAAGCGGTACATGGCGTCGAGGATGATCACGCGGAACCGCCCCGGCTCCAGCGAGCGGAAGTATGGTCCCAGCGAGAAGATGTCCTGCCAGTGCCCGCGCAGATTCTGCACGAAGACGCGCTGTCCAACTTCACTGAGGCCGATCTGCCGCGCGGCCGCGACCCTGGGGATTCTGTTGGCTGAAGTCTCGGCGTGCAGCTCGTTGTCGATGATGAGCACGTCGCCAGCTTCGCACGCGAACGTGTGGAGCCAGGGGCGACCCGTGGCGACGGCCAGGGCCAGGTCGGTGACCAGCCAGGAATTGTGCGTGACCATGAAGTCACGGCCCGCCAAGAACAATCCGCTGGGATGGGCCACTTGAATGCATTTCACCGGAACCGATGGGACGCGGACGACCGACCGGACCGCGTCACGACGCGCCCGCTGGCTTGGTTCCCGATCCGGCAGGGCGGCGGTTCGCCGCGACAGCCGGAAGGGAGTGCTCCGCCGGCCGGCGGCGAAGGTGATCCGCAACTTAGGACTGCAATCGACGCCAGAAAGCGTGGCCCGCCCCACGCCCGCCGACGCCTTGTACCCGAGCGACCGGGCCAGCAGGAGGGTCGGGAAGAACAGCGCCTGGTCCGTGGTGGTGAACTCGACCATGCCCGAACCGTTGGCTTGCGTGGCCGCATGGCCGTCGGCATCGAGCAGTCCCGCCAACAGTGCAGCCCGCTGCGTCTGCGAAGCAAGCAAGTAATTCTCGGGGATGTGCTTGCAGTCCAGCACGCCCAGGTCGCGCAGAATCACCCTCAACCCACAGATGGTGAACGTCGCGCAGCCGCGTTTGCAGACAAGCTTGCCGATCGTAAAGCCAGCCCGGCTAACTTCGCGGACCACTTCCTCAAGGTCGTGTTGATTGACCGAAATCGCTCCCTCACGCGCCGTGCCGTTGCCAAGCCAGTAGCCGAACAGCCAGGGGTCCAACGGAAGCGGCGCTTCGTCCCGCACCAGCGCCCTGGCGACCGGCAACAGCCAGCGGCGGCCCTGATGTCCGGCAGCGAGTTTCTCAGTTGTGACTACTGCCATTTGGTCTCCCTGCACGACTTGCCAGAGGTGGTCCCGGTCGGCGACGACCGAGGCGCCGGAGCGGGTCGTGACCCGATAACACGGGCGGCCATACATGATTTCTGAAACGGCAACGACGGGCGTCAGCGAGCCGTCTGCGGCGTGGACCTTCATTCCGGGCTGCAACTCTGCCATCGGTTTCCACCCATCCTCGGTCAGGATCGGCGTGTCGATGGCCAGTGCCTTGCCGATCTTCGGGGCCGAGATGACGTTCATCGTCTCGCCCCGGCGCAGCAGGCCGTGGATCACCGGCGGCCGCAGGTCGGGATAGCGCGCCACCAGGTCGGCTAGGCTGACCGGGGCCAGTTGCGATGCCTGGACCAGCTGTTCCCAGTGCCCCTCGGCCATCGCGGTCGCGATCTGGTCCGGCTCGTACCGGGCGATGCTTGTGGCGATGCGCTCCACCTCGGCCGGCTCAATCCGTGGCCGGCAGCGGTCGTCGTTGACCTGGCACAGCGCCGCCAGGATTTCCGACCGAGTCATCCCCACGCGGCGCATCGTGCCGGCGAGGCGCGCCAGAGTCACGTTACGGTGGTGTTCCGGGATCGGGTTCGCTTCGCCCCCGCTGGCCGCGACAGTACACGACGTGGATGTGCCGTTGACCCACGGGTTGGGCGTCGTCGTCAGTGCGTCGAGTTCCGCGATCAACCACGCCGGCGGCTCGGGAAGACGGTCGGGCGGCTCGTCGAGTTCCAGGCCCGGCGCCCAGCGGTAGTCGCCGTGTGCGGTTCGGCTGGGCGGCACGACGATGTAGCCGCCGTCGGTGCGAACATCGACGCTCGCTGCCAGTTTGCCGGTCGAACACTTCCACGCTTTGTCCGCCGGCCGGCGAAAGAGGTAGTGCCGCCCGCCGCGCGGCGTCAGGCTCACGGCACCGGTCTGGGCCAGGGAAGCGCCGCGTTCCGGGTCGCCGGGCCAAAGATTGCCGTCGCCGTCGATGTCGATGACGACGAGGCCTTCCGTCGGGATGCCGATGTTGGCGCTCGGGTGCTGCGTCCACCAGCGCTCGATCTGCTCGGCATCACTCGTGGCATCGTGGAAGCCGTGCTCGGTCAGCGGAGCTTTGCCGGAGGGCGCGCAGGGGAAGACCCGGTAGCCCAGTTCGGCATAGCGGAGCGCAGCCGCCAGCAGCTCGCCAGGGGTCACCACGGGATTTCCTCCTCCGCAGCGACCGCGTTAGCTCCGAACGGGAAGTCCACAGCATCATCGGGCAGGTTCTGGCTGTCGTGCGCCGGCGGAATGTCGCCAAGCTCGTAGCCGATGATCCGGTCGAAGTCCTCGCCGGCAACGCTGCGGACGGTGATCTCGCGCGTCGTGGCCAGGCGTCCTGCTTGTGCCAGGGCGACTGCGTCCTCGGCCGTCTCCGGCACCGGCTCGTGCGAGCGCTGCTTCCACCAAGCCACGGCCTTGGCGCGGGCGTAGCCGGTGTGCTCGAAGCAGACCCACTCCGACTTGTACTCGTGCCAGCCGACCTTGTAATCGACTCGCATGGTCCGTGGGGCATCGTCCGGTGCGTCACGCTTCTTGTGGACGCCGTAGTACACGTCCCGCACGGCGTACTTCGTGATCGTCACTTGCCCGGAGAGGATGCCAGCGCTGCTTGCCTGCGCATCATGCTTGCCGCGCTGGGGCGGTGGGAACTCGTACCCGCAATCCGGGCAGCGCGCATAGCCGGTGGCGATGACCGAATGACATTCTGGACATTCCTTCGCCGGCGCCTGGCCGTTGCCTCCGGCGTCACGTTCCTTGACCTTGATTCCGTCTACCGGGCCGTGCCGCAGCACGTTGCCGCCAAAGTCAAGCACAAGGCAGTTCAGCTTGCCGGGGTGCAGCCGGAAGCCGCGACCGACCATCTGGTAGTACAGGCCCGGCGACAGCGTCGGCCGCAACAGGACCACGCAATCGACGTTCGGAGCGTCGAAGCCGGTCGTGAGCACGTTGACGTTGCACAGGTACTTCAATGGCTCGGCCGCGTTTGCTCCAAAGTCGATCTGAAGCGGGCGTGCCCACTCCTGCTGGCGGAACCTCGCAATCAGCCGGTCCCGTTCGCCGTCGGACGTCTCGCCGCTGACGAAGCCGCATTCAATGCCATGTTGTTCCTTCAGCACCCGCACGACGTGCTCGCCGTGCTTGATCCCCGAAGCGAAGATCAAGACCGCCTGGCGGTCGCGCGTGTGCTCGACGATCTCGGCGCAGGCGGCCCGCACCAGGGCATCCCGGTCCATCAAGTCCTCGACCTCGCCGGCGATGTACTCACCGCCGCGCACGTGCAGGCCGCTTGTGTCCGCCCGCGTCTTGCCGGCCTTGGTGACCAGCGGGCAGAGATAGCCCTGGACGATCAGCTCCCGCACCCCGACCTCATAGCAGATCGCGTTGAGGAAGTGGTCCGGGCTGCAGATCATGCCTGACTTCAGCCGGTACGGCGTGGCCGTCAGGCCGACGACGCGGACGTGCGGGTTGAGTGCCTTGGCGTCGGCCAGGAACTGCCGGTACATGCCGTCGCCTTCGACTGGGATCAGGTGCGCCTCGTCTACCAGGACCAGGTCGAAGGCGCCCAGCTCGCCGGCGCGCTGGTAGACCGATTGGATGCCGGCCAGGATGACCCCCCGGCCGGTGTCGCGGCGCTTCAGGCCCGCCGAGTAGACGCCGAAGCGGACCTCGGGGCAGACCTGGCGCAGTTTGTCCGCCGCCTGTTCCAGCAGCTCTTTGACGTGGGCCAGGATCACCACCCGGCCGTCCCAGCGTGTCACCGCGTCCTTGCAGATCGTCGCCATGATCGGCGTCTTGCCGCCGGCGGTCGGGATGACGACGACCGGGTTATCGTCATGCGAGCGTAGGTAGGCGTAGACGGCTTCAACGGCTTCACGTTGGTAAGGCCTGAGCTGCACCAGTGTCTCCCTCGATCTGCTCGATCACGCGACTGAGATACCGGCGTGCGCTCCTGAGGTCTTCCAGCCGGCCATCGCTGCTTCGCTCCTGAATGCGGACAACGACTTTGCCGCCCTTGACCGGGTCGTGCTTGGAGATCTCCAGGCGGACCACCTGGCTGTCGTCTTGGAACACTCCGGCGTGCTGCAGTGCGTCCGACAAGCACTTGTGAAAGTTGTCCGCGTCGCGCTTGCGGCGGTCCGGCGGGAACAACTCCACGACCAGGTCCAGCGGTCCGCTCAATGGCTTGATCCCTTGGGCCGCCAGGAGTGCCACGACCGCGTCGCGGTAGGCCCGGCCCCGGCGGCTGATGAGCGTCACGTGGCCGAGGTGCCGGTAGTAGTGGTTCAGGCTCGGCGGAAACGGCAGTTCCAGGATCAGCATTCCGGCCCTCGATGAAAAAAAGACGTGCGGCCGCGGCACGACCGACAAGCGGACCCTTTAAGGCAGAAAGTGTGTGTGTCCTGTCCCGACATCGTGCCGCGCCCGCGAAGTGCTGCTCAACCACGCCGCCAGGGAGGCGTGTTGGAGGGCGCCTGCTGCGGCTGTCCCGAAGCCGCCTCCTTCTTGGCGTAGCCGCGGACCTCGTTCTGCAGTTCGCCGGTGTCCTCGCGCTTCTTCAGCTTGACCGTGATGACCAGCGGCAGGTTGTGCAGCTCGCAGCTGTCCCTGGGCGTCATCACGCCCACCGCCCGACAGATCGCCGACAGCTCGGCACGGGCGATCTTCACCGCCGTCTCATTGGCGTTGTGCAGGTTGAGACGCGCCCAGACGAAGCGGTTCTTGTACGGCCCCTCCAGGATCTGGAAGGTGAGCTGCAGGTAGCGGCCGTCGCCGCTCTTGGTCGGCTTCATCTCGCTGTCGGTGATCATCGCCAGGTACTTGCCGGCGGGGATCGGCTCCAGGTCGGTCGTCGGATCGACTTCGTTCGCGTTGAAACCATGCAGGTCAGCCATTGTTTGGTCCTCCGTTCTGTGTGTGGGGTTGGTGGAAGAAGGAAGCGTAAGCGTGCCAGTCCAATGGCAGCTCGTCGGGCAGATTCAGGCGGTTCTTGGCGACGTGAGAAGGGCGCTCGCTCGTGTACAGGACGCGCTCGCCGGTGCCGATGCCCTTGGTCTTCTTGCGGCTGAAGCCCTCGTCGGTCTGCTTGGTGTAGACCTTGTAGGTGGCGAACAGCACCTCGTCGCACCACTCCTGGATGATCTGCGAGGCCAGCTTGTGCAGCCGCGGCACGTAGCGGTCGTAGCTGTCCGTCTCGGGGTTCTCGAAGCGCTCGATGCGGGAATGGGCGATGAGAACGACCGTCATGCCCCGGTCGTTGCGCAGGGCGTCAAGGCCGGTCAGGAACTCGCGCCAGGGCGTCAGGGCGAAGACGTAGCCCTTGCCGTAGCCGATGTCCTCGATGTTCTCGACGGAGCGCTGCCGGCAGACCTCAGCCCAGATCAGCCGCTCCAGCCAGTCGAGCGAATCGACGACGACCGTGCGGTAGGGGTGCGGCTCCGTGTAGAGGCCCTCCAGGGCCTTGAGGGCGTCCGGATAGGACAGCGCCAGCGGGAACTTGTCGCAGTCGATCTCGCCCAGGCCGTCCTCGGTCTGGACGAACACCGGCCGGTCGCTGCCGGCGCCGAAGGTCGATTTGCCGATGCCGTGGGTGCCGTAGAGCAGCAGGCGGCGTGGGGCGAAGCGCTTGCCGCTCTGGACTTGTGCCAGGAGACTCATGGTCGGTACCTCGGGTCAAATGTGGTCGAAAACGCGCAGTTCCTCGTAGCCGGTGGGCCAGTGGTCTTGCTGCCGGCAGCGCACGAGGCGGTCCAGGGCGGCTTCGTTGTCCCGCTCCGCGACGGCCAGGACGCTGGGATCGATCCGCCAGACGCCGCAGCGGTACGGCTCACGCTTCTCAACGGCGATCAGGTAGACCGGGAGCACTTCGCCGGTCTGGAGCGCCAGCAGCGCGCGGTAGAAGGCGAGCTGGTGCAGGTAGCCGAACGATCTGGCGTCGGCCTCGAGGTACTTGAGGAGATCGCAGGTCTTGAGATCGACGAGGCCCTTGTTGGGATTGAGCCAGTCCAGCCGCGCCTGGCAAGGAACGCCGCGGTAGTCGCGGCGGACGACGCCCTCGGGCACGCCCTCGGCAAGCAATTCGCCGGCGACGGGATGGCGCTGCACAGCAGCGGCCAGCTCTTCAATCAGGGCGGCCTGGCGATCGGTCAGCACCGGCTTGGCCTGGCGCTCGGCCCACTCCTGGTAGGCCTTGGAGCGGCTGTCGAAGAGCTTGCCGGTTGCCGGGTTGGTCGGCCCGCCGAAGGCGTACTGCCGCCGGTAGGCGTCCCGCCCTTCGAGGATGAGCGTGTGGGCGGCGCGGCCGACCTGGAAGGCGGGGCGGTCCTCCTCGACGACCAGGCCGAGCTGCCGCTTGCGGTACAGAAGCGGGTTCTCGCGGAAGTCGGCCAGGGCGTGGCTGGTCAGGTGTTCCTTCGATTTCGCGTGGTACACTTCGGCCGGCTCGCGCAGCAGAAAGTCGAGACGGCCGAGGGCGGGCGCGCCGGAACAACCGTTCCGACGCGCCCA